TTTAAAAAACTATACAGGGCATCCTCCCACTGCTATGGTCGATTATTATAGCCGCCGTTCTTTGGAGCTGTTGTTGAAAAGTTTACCTGAAAGCGGAAAACAAGCTGCAAATACTATTTTTATTTAGTTTTTTAATGAAAAAAAACATAAATTTAATTTTTTTTCAATTTTTTTTATTTTTGTGAATTTTCGGATTTACCTATGTATTTAAAAGGTGTAAGTTTATATTTAATATAGACTTACACCTTTTTTTTATTGTTTTACCAGTAAAGCAAATTACTTTACTTTTATGAAAGTAAACATAACAAAAAAAATCAAGTAAAAATAATATTTTATTACAAAGAAAAAAAAGCTGAAAAGTAAAGTAATTTACAATACTTGATTTGTAAGGTAAAGCATTTTTTTTCTATGAAATATTAAAAGGTACTGTCAGGGGGTATACCCCTATGCAATTATTCGGCGACGAGTGCAAGTTGTAAAATGCCTGTCAAGTTTTAAAAAAGACTTACAAATATTTGACAGTTAATAGCTTTTAATTTGTAAGTCTTTTACAATTAAGCTATGGAAGTATTACCGGCGGAATTTGCACGACAAGCGGGTGTTACCCGTCAATCCATAAGTGCAAAAATTAAAAATGGAACACTCATACAGAACTCGGCGGGCAAGCTCGATACTGAAAATCCTGTGAATGCAGGTTATTTGAACATGAAGAGGCAGCAAACGGAAGCTGTTCATGTTATAAAGTCTGAAAGTAACGGTGGACAAGTTAATACTGTCAGCAGAATAGGAATACCGGTCGTGCGAAATTATACAGACGAAATGGCTGCTCAAAGGATAGGCGTTCCTGCAGAACTTTTAGGGTTAAGTCTTAAAGATTTGGTTTTAAGATACGGAGGAATTTTGCCGCTTGAAAAACATGCAAAGGTTTTGAAGATTTTAACGGAATCTGCGGAAAAAGATTTAAAAATGAAAGAAAGGCGCTTAGCTCTTGTTGATAAGGACTTTGTTATTTCAAGATTATTTCAATATGTTGATAATTTAATGATACAATTTTTAGAATACCCCGAAAGTATTGCCGATGACCTTGTTGCCCGTGTACTTGCAGAAAGAGAAGATTCAAGACAAACAATAATTGAAACAATGAAAAAAGGCTTTTCAAAAATAATAGGAGGGGCGAAGGAGCAAATGATAAGTGAACTTAACGGATTAAAGCATAAATACCACGATGACAGCACTGCCCTAGCCCTTTCGGAATTAAAACAAGAGATAAAAAATGAACTGGAGGCTGAAAGAGATGATTAGTGAGGCCTTTAATATTGACTGCATGGAGTTTTTAAAAAAGTGTAAAGACAAAGAATTTGATTTAGCGATTGTTGATCCGCCATATGGAGATGCTAAAAATAAAAATCAATTTAAAAGAGCTGATAAAAAACGCTTCGGTGGATGGTTTGATAAATATAAAGAAGTTGAACGCACCGGCGGAACATGGGCGGCGAAATACAAGAAAAAAATAATCCGTTGGGATGTTGCACCGCCGAAAGAATATTTTATTGAACTGTTTAGAGTATCAAAAAATCAAATTATCTTCGGGGGTAATTATTTTGAATTACCCCCGACAAGGTGTTTTATTGTTTGGGAAAAGTTGACTGTATCTGAAAGGTTTACTATGGCAATGTGTGAATATGCCTGGACTAGTTTTTTTGATAATTCAAAAATTTTTAAATGTAAGCCACAGGATAAGTTTAGATTTCACCCGACACAAAAACCCGTAGAGCTTTATAAATGGATTTTGAAAAATTATGCAAAAAAGGGAGATAAGATTTTAGATACACATTTAGGATCAGGTTCGAGCAGGATAGCAGCGTATGATATGGGCTTTGATTTTGTCGGAATGGAAATCGACAAAGAATATTTTGATAAGCATGAAAAAAGATTTAAAGAGCATTGCACGCAAGGAAGTTTATTTGAATTTTCAGGCGGTGAAATTGCAGAATAGTTTAAAATTATGATTACAGAATACGAATTAGGTGATATTGATTTTCTCATTGAGAGGTTTGGGGCGTTGACGGAACGGCAGGTGTATGAGCTGCCGTCGGAGTTTGCCGAAAGGGTTCGGTATTTACCGGCAGACCTTACGCCTTTTCCGGGAAGGTTTAATTGGGAGCGTTTTCCGTATTTTAAAAAAATTGTTGACTGTATGGCTCCTGATAACCCGATTCGTGAGGTTGTGTTAATGAAAGGGAATCAGTTGGGAGGAACAACAGCTATTATTGAAACGATAATTCTGTACAACATAATGTCCAATCCTACGGCGCAGGCGTATATCACGGCGGATGCCGGATTGATGAAAACTTCAATGCAGACAAAAATTGAAAAGATGATTGATAATGCGGGGGCTAGGGATTTAATTTTTTCACAGAATAGAAAACAAAAAGGAAGCCGTGATACAGGCGATACCGCTTTTTCAAAAGAATATCCGGGCGGTTATTTGCATTGCTTCGGGAGCCGTGCCCCTGCCCGCTTTAGGAGTATGAGCTATCGGAATATTCTTGCCGATGAAGTGGACGCTTTCCCTGATGCGATTAAAAAAGAAGGTTCAGTTATAGATTTAGTTAGAAACCGTACCGATGCTTATTCTACTAAAAGAAAAATATTTTGGGCAAGCACACCGCTTGTTAAACAGACAAGTAAGATTGAGCGGTTGTATGAGGCAGGCAATCAGCAGAAATATTTTGTTCCGTGTAAACATTGCGGAAAAATGCAGGAGCTGATTTGGCACGGCAAAAACGAAGACGGTACGGAATTCGGTATTGTTTGGGAGAACGATAAAAACTTTTTGCCGATTATTGAAACGGTTGCTTACAAGTGTAAATTTTGCGGCGGGTTGATGAAAAACTATGATAAGGCTTCGATAATTAAAAAAGGCGAATGGAGACCAACCGCCGAAGCTCTTAATCCCTTTACGGTTTCTTTTCATTTGTCGCCGATTTATAATCCGCCGGGGATGTACAGTTGGGAAGACATGGTACTACAATGGGCAGAATGTTGGGATATTAAAAATAATCGAGTGAGGGATAAAGAAAAGTATCGGATTTTTAGAAATACAAAACAGGGCTTGACTTTTGAAGAGATGGGTAAACAGATTCGGTATGAACGAGCCGTGCAATTCCGCAGGGCGGGTTTTGTGCGGGGTAAGGTTCCGAATGATTTGGCTGTAAGGGATTCAGGATCGCCGGTGTTAATTGTGTGCTGTTCCGTTGACGTTCAAAAAAAGAATTTGTTTGTAGATGTTAAAGGCTATTCTGATAAGGGCGTTACTTGGACACTGGATTTTTTTAGTATTGACGGAGATACGGAAGATTTTAATGGGCCTTGGGATGAGCTTTATAAATACATCGAAGAAACACGCTTTGTAGGTGATGACGGTAAGGTTTATAAGATTATGATAACTCTTGTAGATTCAGGGCGGTATACGGACTATGTTTATGCTTTTACAGGCAGATATTCTGTAGGTGTATACCCTTGTAAGGGAGCGGAATATATTAAGGCCGGTGAAACATACCGCATTTTTGATAGGAGCACTTTACAGAGGATAGGCTTACCGCTTGCCTATCATGTGAATACAACAAAAATGAAAGACCGTATAAGCAACAGCATGAGTGTTTTAATGTGGAACGATGGGCAGTTCCAGCCGGATTGGTATCCGAATTTTCCAGATGATTTTAGGGACGATTATTTTAAAATGTTTGAGGCTGAAACAAAGGTTGATATTATCGATAAATTAACAAACAGATACCAAAAGACTGTTTGGAAACAAAGGCCGGGGGCGGACAATCATGCTTTCGATACTTACGGATATAATATGGCAGGTCTTGAAATTTTTGCCGATGCTTATTGCCGTGAGTTCTTGGGTTTGCCGGGGTTGAGTTGGGCGCATTTTTGGGAAGAGGCAAAAAGAGGCGTGTTTATTGAACCTTAAAATAATTTTTGATTTGTTAATAGCTTTTTTATTTTTGTAATTTATAATTTTAAGCATGGCATTATTAGACCTTGACTTTAAAAAGGAAAGCCAAAGGCGTTTTTGGCTTGACGAATTGGAAAATGCAAAGAGGCTTTTGCATGAGATTGAAAAGGCAATTTTATTTTTAACTCAAAAGACGATTGAAGCGGGCGGTGTTCAGGAATACACAATAGACACAGGACAAGATAGGCAGACCGTGAAGAGGGCGGATTTATCGTCTTTGTATGTCAGACAAAAAGAGCTTTTAAGTTTGATTGATATGTTAGAAAACCGCTTGCGTCCTGCAGGCGGGGCTGTAAGGATAGGCTTATGGTAGAATTTGAAAGTGTTATGCCGGCTATTGCGATTGAGGAAAAAAAAGAAGATGTGCTTGCTTATTATGTAAGAGATATTTTTCAAGATGTTTTTACCGGCGATAAATATCCCGACAGCTTCGGTGTTACAAGAGATTATATTTGGAGCTATGGAGTGGATTATTACACTTTGCGGAAAAGGTCGCTCCAGTTGTTTACAGAAAATTTATATGCTGCCGGAATTGTAAAGCGAATTTTGAGGAACGAAATATTTACAGGAATGATGCCTGAACCTACGCCTTTAAGTTCGGTTATTTGGCCCGATAAAGACGATGATGAAAGAGAGAATCTAGCCGTTAAGTATGCCGAAGAAATGAGCGATATGTTCGGAATTTATGCGGCCGATTATAATGCTTTTGATTACAGAAAACAATTGACATTCGGGGAATTTCAAAATCAAGTAAGACTTGAAGCAATGTTGTGCGGAGACGGGATTGTTGTTGCACGGATAAATAGACAAACGGGATTGCCTTGCTGGGATTGGATTAACGGGAATAGTATTGTTACGCCGTTACAAGGAAAGGCTAAAGAGGGAAACAGAATTCTTCACGGTGTGGAGCTTGATAAGCATGGAAGACACGCTGCTTATTGGGTGCGTGAAGTTGTTGATACGGAAGTTAAAGAAACACGGATTCCCGTTTACGGAGAAAAGTCGGGACGGCAGATAAGCTGGATGGTTTATTCTAGCGATAGACTTTTAGACCAAGTGCGGGGTATGCCGATTTTAGCAAATACACTCTACATGATGAAAGACTTAGACCGATACCGTGATGCCGAAGTAAGGGCGGCGGTGGTTAATGCTCTTTTGCCGCTTTTTATAAAAAAAGCCCCCTCCACTCCTATAGGTACAACCCCTATTTTAAACATGACAAGGCCTGCTGCTCAAGCAGGAACGCCCGCCGCTATTGAAAGTAAGGAAGGCATTCCTTCAACAATTCCGATGTCTCCGGGGACGGTGCTTGACGGATTGGCACCGGGGGAAGAGCCTATCAGCTTTAACACAAACAGACCTAATGTTAATTTTAAAACTTTTGAAGATGCAATTATTTCGGCTATTTGTTGGGCCAACGAAATACCGCCCGAAATCGTAATGCTTAAATTCGATTCAAGTTATTCGGCTTCAAGACAGGCGAATAATGAGTTCGATATTTTTTTAAAGTATAGAGCATTTAAAAATGCTAAGGATTTTTGTCAGCTTATTTATTCCGAATTTGTTATTCAATCGGTTTTAATAGGGAATTTGAATATTCCCGAATTTGAAAAAATTGCTTTTAAAAGCGAATTTTGGCAACAAAAAGGAGCTTGGTTAAAATGTGAATGGTCGAGCATATCACGGCCTAGTGTGGATATTCAAAAAGAAGCTAATGCAATGAGGGTTCTTTTAAATTTGGGCGTTATAACTTTTGATATGGTTGCAAGAAAATTCAGTGGAATGGGATTTAAGAGCGTTCAGTATAAACTTGCACAAGAAAGAGATTTAATGAAGCGGTTAGGTTTTGTTTCAGCTGTTGATGAAGATAACAACGGTAAGCCTGTTTATTTGACGGAAGAGCAAAAAGAGAAACTTCAGGAGGCGGTAGATGAGTGATGATATTTCTTTAATGACGCAAAAAGAAATGATGAGGCAGATTTATTCTTTGCAAAAAGAACGGGTTGAAAATGATACAAGACTGCAAGTACAAATGGATGAAGTTATCAGAAGGCTTGATACCCGTGAAAAAACTTTTGAAAAGATAAGCGAGGAGTTTGGAAAGATAAGCAGTGAACTGGCTGGACAAAAAAAAGTATTTTTAGAACTTGATGGAATGAATAAAAAATTATCAGACTTAGATGAAAAAATCGAATACATCATTGAGTGGAAAAATGAAAAGGAAAAAAAAGATGCTCTTGAAAACAAGGATGATGAAATTTTGAGTTCCAAAATTAAAGGCTTTGTTGAATGGCAGGGCGTTACAAATAAGAGGCTTGATTTTTTAGAAAATAAAACGGCTAATACGGCTATTGCTGTTTTGAAGAAAATAGGCGGAATAACTTTAACGGTTATTGTTACAGCCGTGATTGGATATTTAATTGGAAAATTAAA